AGTGAAGTTGTTCCGTGTCGATATCGGCTAACACAGTCTTAACATCATCCCACTTCGCTAAAGGATTACCTTTCGAATTTGCAGGTTGTGCTGGGAATGCTGCTGCGATACCGTTGAAATATGACGGGTTGTCAAGAAATGTGAGCCAATCTTCTTTTGCTTCTTCAGAATGTACGAAGCGACTATCTGTCTTATCTCCGAGTCCTTCTGGATATACGACTTCCCATTTAAATCCTCGATATAAATTCTTGTAACGAATATTATCAATCCGGATCTCTGTATGGAACTCGTCGAAATATCGCATGAGCTCTTTCTTGATCTTGGCTTTGTATCCTTCCGTCTTGAATCCGAGATCTTCTAGATACTCTTTGTACATCTCAGCAACGCGCTTGAGTGTAATATCTTTACCGATCTCCATCGCATTACTTCTGACAAAGTCGAATATGATGTCCGTGTTAACCGCCATCTCAATATCGAAGTAGTCATCGTAGAAAGAATAGCCAAGTTCTTTGAAAGTATCCATTGCCATTGAGGCAATATACGGAACCTCATACTTAACACGATCAAATAAAGCATCATACTCTTCGTGAGTGAATTTACGACCACTAGGATTTACTACAACAGCCCGTCGAGTAATACCCGAGTCAATATTCCTGACGCGATATCGTTGGTTTGATGCCGTTACCAATAATCCACTGAATGTTACATCGTACGGTTCTTTGTATTTCTTGTTGACAGATATAGTTTCATGAGATGTCAGTTTCAACAATGGAGTATCATTACTGATCCTGGAAATATCCGTATCATCGTCGATCAACAAAGGAACCTCTCGGATCTGTCCTGTTGCAAATGGTCCGCCACTTGTCAACTCCCTCAAGTCGATAGGAGCATGGTATCCATCGAATATCATCTTGAATACCTTGAGCACGGTACCTTTACCAGATCCTTTTGGTCCATACAAATACATGAACTTTTCGATACCATCCATTTTGTTCATAAGCAAAGCGCCCATAAACCATAGAATCTTTTCAGCTTCATTTGGATCATACAACGTATACAACAATTCTTTGAATGCCGGGCAGTCGCCACTCACCGGAGTGTATGGTAATTTAACAGTTGCATAATCTTCTCGCCTAATCTTATGATCGGCAAATAATATGCGTCTGTTGAAGTTGGTTTCAGGCTGCCAAAGGACTTTAATATAATCAACGAACAATTTATACTTGCCTGCTGATGCTTTACGAATTTCCTTAACCTGAATCCTAGCTGTTGGATGTTCGGCTTTTATTTCATGATACTTTCTCCACAAGATCGAGTCGATACAATCAAATAAATAGTTCTGGTCCATTATCCATTCGTTTCCATCCCAGAAAGCAAAGAACGAAGAACCTTTAATAACCAAGTCTTTAATATCACCAAACAAGAAGTCTGGAGATATAACATAATCATAAACTCTGTTGTTACTGAAGTTTTGCTCGACAGTGACGTCTAAAAAATCAAACTTCACCGAAACCCTCCTTTTCTATCGTATTTTGTGAGTTGTGGTCAATTTCAGCCAATCAGACAGAATTCAACCAAATCTAGCCGTTTCAGACCAATAGTCCCCATTCTCCCCTCTTCTCCTATTGTTTATATATATTATAAGCTTTTAACTCTTGATGTAAACAATGTAAAAACAGGGTCGATTGGGGGGATTAGGGACTCACAACCCCTAAAGTACCCTCAAAATCACCGAAATATGCCCAAAAACCACCCAAAATAAGGCATTTTCAAGCTATTTCGGCTCCGCCCCAAAAACCCTTAAAAATTTGGGGGATTTTGGGGGACTGCTATTTTGAGCCATTTTAGGCCCATTTTTCCTATAATATCATAGTAATTTAACCACGATTTTAGCCCGAATCAACCCTGATTTTCCCACAATATTATAGGAAATCCGGCTGATTTAGACGATATAATTGACGATTTTGCCTCGTTTTTTGGCTTCATAATAGTCAATATTACCAATTTTGAACCCATTTATACGACGTTTTCGCCACATAAATAGGTCGTCTTTAGCAGGATCCAGCTGCAAATTAGCACAAATATCATAGATATGAACACCATGTTTGCAAGAATATTGTATCTTTTGATGCATTCTATCAAGATCTTCATACTCAATTCCGTTCCTGCTAAGTTCAGAAGTACCAGTTAATCCCAAAGAATCCTTAATCAATCCCCGAATAATAGAGGATCTAGGCTTAAGCATCCACTTAGGATAGTAATCGGAATGGTGTCCAGAATATGCGTCGGAGATCTCCAAGAAGAAGTTTATAACATCAATAGCTTCCACAATATTCTTCAGTTTCAATACCTTAACTACGTTAGATCTACGGTCAGCATACATCTCAAACTGGATTACTGTAGGATCCGTGAGCTTGAAATACATCTTCCCATAGATCTTTGCCAACATATACTTGTCATACTTACGAATATCCTTATAGAATTTACGCAAGTAGTCAGTAAAGTTAATTTTAATTAAGTCTGTTCCAGGATCAATCACGACCATCGTAATTTACCTCCGGATCATCATAATCTGCTGTTACAAAACGTGAGTTTGTGGCCAACAGTACCTTACAAAGTTCCCGCCAATATACCAGAGAAGGTCTAACTATAGGAATAATATTATCGCCATCAACCATGCTAGCATAGTCGGTCTTAACAATATCATCGAAGTCAACATCAACACCTTTACTAAACAAGTAACGACGAATTTCAATGTGTTGAGGAACGTCCAAAGCGTCCTTTAGTAACCCGCGCATCCAGCGTACTTTTGGTTCAAACATCCATTCGGGCATAAGCGCCTTTTCCAAACGATATGAGCTTTCGGCAAGCATAGTAAAGAAGTTTACGACCTGTACAAACATGTCTGGAGTAAGTCCATATAGTACCTTGCGATCATATCTGTAACCGTAGAAGCGGTATTTGAATTGGACCTGGGTTGGATCTGAGATGTTGAAATACATAAAGCATTCGATCTTCTTGAAATAATCCAAGGCATCTGGACGATGTAATTCGAAAAGGCGTGTGAAATATTTGGTTAAATCGATAACATAAATGTCGTTTTGGGTAGTCATCTTAATACCTCCTATTTCTTAGACTTTCCGAATGAACTGGCGAATATCAAGAGTTAGATAATCACCTTTGAAGATCTGCTCAAATTTGATGATGAGCTCGCCATTAGAAATCTGAACTGAAGTTATCTGCCCGTTACGAGTTCCGGTATTCCAAAAGATATTGGCAGTAACCCCTACAGCAAATCGCTTAGTCACTTCAGTAATATCTACAAGATCGGTGATTGGTACAGAGATTTCGTATTCGTTGACGTTAGGATCTTCCGGATCAATACCAACTGAGAAAATAGGACCATTAGTTTCAAGTAGATCAGTATCTACATTAATAAGAGTTTTGATACGAGCAAGAGCGTTACCGTATTTAATGGATTTGAATTCCTTGAAATTGAAGATGTAAATATCCCCAATGTATGGGATAATAGCGTCCAATGAATATAGCAGATCGTCTTTGAATGTATTCCATGAACAATCTTCAAAAGAATATAGAGTGTCCGGCTTGTTCGTCGGAATACTAAATTCCTTAGCTCGTTTTTGTACACGAGCACAAACCTTAATACCATCACGTGAGTGTTTCACCCACAGAACATCATTCATATCGATGTCAATAACTTTTAATGTCATACCATACCTCCTTAAATAACCTCACGGACAATTAGACCGTGTTCACGCAAAATAGGTTTAAGATCAAAGTCTTTACCCACCATAATAACATCTTCACCAGGTTTAGTCTGATGATTATCGAACCATAATATGAAGTTTTGTTTCATAGGTTCATTGTCAAACACCAAAATCTTACGATTATGATGTCTCCACTGCTCTAAATCATTAGAAGCTAGGCCAAGATGAATGATCAAAACGTTTTGAATTCCATTATCCACAATATGAACATTCCCTAAGGAAGGGATATTACCAACGAAGTCGACTTGTTTGGCACGTGAGCTAGCCAATATAGATGGTTGTTTGGCAATGTATAACTTAACCATGTTCGCATCGTCGGGGTATTCGTTTGTGGTGAAATGAGCGTCGAATAAGTTACGCCAACCAATAACATAGTCCTTAGCCTCAATAGGATAGTGGTGACAGATACGTTTGTAATCTGCCACTGTCAAATATCCCATAGTCTTCAGAACTTTCAATAAGACACTTTTCAAATATAATGTCTTCTCCATACCAGACTTGAATTTCATTTAGCAGCTCCTTTTTTTAGCTTTCTTGTATATCCATTGAAAGTTGACGGTAATCCTCTCGCATAAGTTCAACAGCTTCCTCAAGAACTTTTACACGTTTGCGATGAATAGCCGCGTCTTTTTCTTTCCATTTTTGCAATGTTGTAGTGTCGAATAGATGTTCGTTATGTTCCACAATCCGTTTCAAATGAATTGGATGGAAGAAAATATCATCAGATGCTTTAGGACTTGTATAGTCAAGAGCGCGTTTGTCGAATCCAAACATGTAGTCCTTAAGTTCGACTTTCTTATTAGCAGCTTTACGTAACTCGGCAACAGAAATAGAGTCGCCACGGTTCAATTTATCCAAGACATACATATACCACAGAACTTTTTGTCCTTGAGCGGTGGTGTATTGTTCGTCGGTCATACCCGCGTTAGCAGCAGCGACAGCTTCGTCATTGAAATGTTTTGATTTGATAACAGGTAATCTAGTAATATCATACTTCATTAGTTTCTCCTTCTTTATTTAACGTAATACTACGAGAAGATTTGCTCGTAGATCCCACAGTAACTTCCGTGTGTCAGCCTCTCCTACAATTTCGCTACGTAGAATAGCCGAGTCCAAGAGTTCTTTCAACTTCCTGGCAGCTTCAAAGATTTCAGCATCGTCCATATTCGAGACGACCTTATCTTTTATTTCGTCCATTAGTCTTTCCTTTCCAATTATATGTATTGTACTCGGAATGGTCCAGCTCCTTCTGGTAGCGTGTCGCGTCAAGAATATAATAGTTTTTGACATCAACAGGACCACCCGGAGTAAATGTGCAGTCCAATGGTTTAGAGTCGAGAATATCCAAACGAGTCAAATGTGGCTCATCTGGATTATTCCAATATCTAACCAAGGATAAATTAATTACAGGTAGGTTTGTCCCTTGGCATGATGCGATTTCATTACCGTCAGATTTATATTGAATGAACTTGTATGTCGTTGCATACTTTCTGAATATGGTATCGATGAAATCTTCTGAGTCATCAGCCTTGAACAATTCCTTAACCATGCCCAACAGTGATTCCGAACTTTCAAATATGAACATCCGATGGTCATTGTCAGTTTCTGAGATCACAATATATGGACAAAGCATGTATCTATCCTTGTCCATTCGGATCTTGATAAGATTATCCCCATAAGCTATCCCAACCATGATATTGGGTCTAGCCTTGGATAATTTGGTCCAAAACATGAATTTGTAGCCCTTATAATAGTCCTCGTTTAAGACCGATAGATCGCTCTCTGCGCACTTCCTAAGTACGTCGGCCCTTTCTATCGAATAAGGAACTACATAGTCGTTAAACGCCATTATATAGCCTCCTAGACCCCTTCTAGCGGGTTAGTTTGTCCCAAAGGTCATCTCCAGCCTTTGGATAGATCACAAGTCCATCATTTGATCCCCATTCGTCATAAACCTGACGTCCGAAAGTCAAATATCCTGCGTGAGTCTTCTCCATAGGATAGATATAGCAGAATGTGTTGATGGATTGGATTGTGAATTCGGAATTAATTTTCATGTTTGAGATCATGCGATTCATTAAGCCCTCAGGACTTGACACGATCTCTCGTGGAATACAGACAAGAACTTCGTCCTCATCTTTCCTCTTGGCCAGGAAGAAATTATGAGTAGGAGCATCACCATTCTTGTATTCTTTAATGGTAGTAATACGACTACCGCCGCATAATACGAAGTTGTATCCACGCGCAGAATATACGTCTGTCAGGCTTCTAGAAAACCCTTCCACAACGCAATTATCTGATTCAGATTCGGATGCTTCCCATCCTTGGTTATACGACCGAAGTACGGGAGTTCCGTTTCGCAAATACATATGTTTCAAGTCGTAACCGTTGATCAGTCGGTAGTGACTTAATTTGTATTTGTCTTTAGATGTCCACATTATCCAAGTGGGCATAACAGCCCACTCGATATCCGTGATGATTTTGTCAAGCCAATTTTTAAGATTAGCAAGACCTTCTTTTAGTTTTGCAAATAGTTCTTTCATTAGGTTGTCCTTTCTGAAAATATGATGCGATGTCTCGCGTAGTAATTCAATTCCTAATGTTAATTAATGGATTGTCTAAATCGTTGTAGACGCAGAACGATCGAATATGATGATTTGAATG